GGAATCGAATCGGGCGATTGCGTCGCGTTTGCGGGCTTCGGCAAGGAAAGCAAGGGTTGCGGCCTCACCATCGAACGGAGTGCCCGAGAAACCGTCAGGAACGACGCCTGCGAGCAAGCTGGCCATAGGTTGCGCGGTCATTTGCTCAAAATTCTCCATGCGAGTGCCGCCACTGCGGGTACTTGTCCGTTTCCAATGGCTTTAAGTCTGTCCACCCTAGCGGCCATCCCATCAGCCATTCGACCCACACCGGATTCAGATGCTTCGGCTGGGTCGCATCTCCACCACGCGCTTGGTGGCAAAGACTGGGAGTGTGACGTTTCGCTTCGGATGGACTGTCGAACTCCTTCGCGTTGTGACACGTCGGGGTCGGCCAAGTCTTTTGACCGCGCATCCTCTGGCCTGCGGTGATCGCAACCTCCTCCGCCAAGATTTTCCCGCCTTTCCCGTTCGGTCTGCTTCCGGGATTGCCCGCTCTGGGCGTAGGCCACAATCCAGATACGGTCCCGCTTGTGCGGAGCATCGGCATCAACCGCTCCGAGCACTCCCCAGCGCGCATCATACCCCATTTCGGCCAAGTCTCCGAGTACACGTCTAAGCCCTCGAGAAGTGAGCATTGGGCTGTTCTCCACGAAAGCGTAGCGCGGTCCCACCTCGCGAATGATTCGTGCCATGTGCGCCCACATTCCGCTGCGCTCTCCGTCGATGCCTGCGCCTTTGCCGGCTGCGCTGATGTCTTGGCAAGGGAACCCGCCAGACACCACGTCAACACGCCCGCGCCAAGGTCGTCCGTCAAAGGTTCGCACGTCATCCCAAATCGGGAAAGGCGGGAGAATGCCTTCATTCTGTCGCTGCATAAGAACGCTTGCGGGGTAGGGCTCCCACTCGACGGCGCACACGGTGCGCCACCCGAGGAGGTGTCCGCCGAGTATGCCGCCACCAGCGCCTGCGAAAAGTGCCAGCTCATTCATTTGTTCCTCCGTTTTTTGCCGCCCGAAACGCCGCGAACTTTTCGCGGAGCGTGAGCAGCGCCTCAGCCTTTCCCTCGTCCGTGCGCGGCTTTGCGACCGGCGGCTTCACGGCCCGAATCGCGCTGGCCTTGCGCGACGCGACCTTGCCCGCAGCCCGAGCCGCGCGCTTGTCCGCGTTGATCTTCTCCTTGTTGCGCTCGCGGAAGGCCGCGTGCTGCTCGCGCTTCTTCGCAGCGTTCTTGCGGTTGTATTCGCGCCAGTAGGCGGTGCGTGAGGCGGTCATTTTGCGCTCTCCTTCATCCCCGCGTCGATCGCTGAGCGTAGATCAACGCCGCAATGCCAGACTCGCTCACCTGCGACAGTGAGCAGTATCGTGCCAGCATCCAACCGCGCCCGCTCGGTGGCGAGTTCTTCGGCTAGACGGTCCCGTTCCTCCATGACGGTGCCATGTATCGCCATTGCGCATTCATATGCTTGTGACGCGGCGGCGAGTTTGGCCTCGGCGCGTTCGGCGCGGGCTTTGTCCGCGATAGACTGCGCGAGATAGTGCGCGGCCCATTTTGTTTCGTTCTCGCAGTCGGCGCGGAGCTGGTCGCGCTCGGCGGTGAGGGCGGTGAGTTCGCGTTCGAGCGTGGCGCACTCGTCGCGCATATCCGTCGCCGCGTTTCCGGCGCGGCATTGATCTTCGTTTTCCTCAAATGTTTTTGCCCACGCGGCGTCGGTGCGTGGTGTGGGTATAGGCGTGCTCATTTCGCGCCCTCCGTTGCGGCGAGCGCCTTACCTGCGCGCGTGGCCATCCGCTGGCCAGCACCGATCGGGTTCGTGTCGTGGTTGCAGCCCCACTCCTCGCAGATTTGGTCGCACGCGAGGCGCAGCAGTCGCACCTTCTCGCGCTCGGCCTTGAGTTGTGCGGAGCCGACGAACTCGTTGATCTCAACGAGGCGTTTGACCTTCTCGCGCTCGGCGGCGAGTTGCACGCGGGCCAGCCGCTCCGCATTGCGAGATTCAGCGAGTTCGCGCTCCAGCGTGCGGGCGAAGGACCACGCGGCTTCGGCATTGTCGTCGCCGAGAATATTCCATGCTCGGTTAGTCCGAGGTGTGGGTGTGTTCATTTGCGGGCTCCTTTGCGTGGCTTCGACAGCACGCCAGACGAGACGAGGACGGCGCGGCAAATGTCGCCAATGTTTGCCGTGCAAATGATGCTTGAGACAACGGTGGACGCCCGCGCGATCATCGCATCGGGATCGTTCAGCGGTATGACCGCGACGCGCACCGCGTAGCGCGCGCTCGGGTTGGCGACAGTCAAAACGTCGGCACGCGGCTCGATCAAATAACATTCATTTGCCCACATTCGGCGGGCGCGGAGTTTGGGTGTGTTCATTGGGTTGTGTTGTTGCTGATCAAAAAATGTCGAATCGCGCTTCGAGCTTTTCCACCGGCTTGGCGCGAGGATGCTGACTGGGCTTGTCGCAGCCCGCCCAGTGTTTCGCTAAGGCCAACGGAGTCGGAGGTGGTTTAGCGAAATGCGTTTCGTAGTTCTGCGCGCGTCGGGCGAGCTCTGACTCGTCGAGATTCGGGTAAACTGCCTTTATCTCGGAAAGAGCCTTTGCGTGCCCGCTCCATGCGCTTGAGACAATTTGCAGTGGATCGCTGCCGCAAACTCGCACCAAGGATTCGAGCAGCACGTTGCGCGCCCTCGGAGCTTTTGTGACCTCAGGCGGAAATGGGCAATCGACTGGCGCGCCCTCCGCGACGGGGACCGGCGCGCTGTATGGTTCCTTTCCCTTCCCTTCCTTTCCTTTCCCTTCCGTTGAAGCGTTTGCTTGCCCGTTCGGTTGAAGCGTTTGCTTCGTTCCCGCTTCGGCTTTTGGTTCGGATTTGGTTGAACGCGAGACGCCAGATTTGATTCCGCCCGTCCTGCCAATTTTGCGCTTTTCGCGCACGATATTTTCCTTGTCCGCTGGGTAGTTCCAAACTATCAGAGCCTGTCCATCCCACTGTAAAAGACGCTCGGCGGAATCAACTTCTCGGCGGGTCACGCCGCAAGTCTGCTGCCACTGGCGGTCTTTCCAGTCGCGCGCCTGCTCGATGCGGCCGCCGTTCTCCTGTTGAGCGCACCAGAGTATGACATTGAGCCAAGCCGAGCGAGCGCGGGGTTCAGACCCGATGTATTCCGGAGCATGAAGGATTGTGGTCTCCAGATTAAGCCAGATCATTTTGCGCCTTTCTTCTTTGTCCGAGCCTGCGACCAAATTCCACAGCTTCCTGCATTTCTTCATCGGAAACCATAGTGCAGTCTTTTCCATTTTCTGCTTTGTGAACCATCGACAGAATGAGCGCTCGCAGCGATTCGTCGTCCGATGCATTTGATAAATTCGCGAAAATAAATCCCAGCGCCCGCTTCCCGTCCGATTCAAGTTCTCCGCGTTTCTCGTGACAATCCTCGCAGAGCGTAAGCAGAAATCGTTCATCCGTCATCCACGGCCCGCCCTTCTCGTAATGGCAGTGATGCACCTGCAACGTGCTCTTTTCATCCCCGCAGTCGCGGCAAGCAAATCCATCGCGCTGCATGACGCAAAGCCGCTTCTTCTGCCATCGAGGGTCGCGTAACTTCTCCGAGTAACTAGTCTGTTTGGTATTCATAAAACAAAAAGTCCGTCAGCCCACGCGGTGAAAATTGGCGATGAAACACGCCTCGCGCAGACTGACGGACAAAGTTCTTGGATTGATTTCATTGATCGGCTTTTCACGGCCTCGTTCGCGTTCTCTCAGCTTTCGCCCCCGAAGTAAACTCAAATCCCGAGCGTCGAGATCGACACCGAGCACCCTTGCTCGTTCGCGACCGCCCAGAATTTATCCGACCGCATCGAGACGACCTGTGAGTCATCGCGCCAGATGCGCCCGCTTCGTGTTATCTGGTCCCCGAGCAATTTTTCCAAATTGTCGATGTCCGGTTTTTGCGTGTGATACTCCGGTGCGCTCGTCTTCAGCCCCTTCGCCCCCGAGTGCGATTTGGGGCGAGGCATTGCGAACCGTAGTTCCACCGCAACCGGCCTTAGCGTCAGCGTCCACTTGTGCGCGTTCGCGGCCTCGATGATCGCAAGCATCACCTGCCGCTTCCACACATCCGCCACGTCCGAATCGTAAAACCTCGCGACGTGAACGTTGCCCATCTTACGCGCGAACGCTCGCGGGCGAGGCTGGCCCTTCGGCTCGCCGTGGACTGTAAATGCGAGCGTGCTCATTTTGCGTTCATCCATTCCCGAGCGATAAGCCCCGACCTGCGACTGTGCAGATGCGTTATCTCCTCGTCGGTGATGTAGTGTCGATGCATCCCCGCGCGCTTCGCC